GTCAGAGCCATTGATATTGATTCTCGCCTGGGTGAGCCAGAGGGGATCGCAGCTTATTTGGCTGACCAAATCAAACAATGTGCGAAAACCGATAAACGTTTATCATACGTCATCTTCTCGCACCACATCGCTTCTAAACTCTTAAACTATAAATGGCGCAGATACAAGGGCATCAACCCACACACAAAACACATACACATTAGTTTTACTAAAGCAGGAGATACAGACGGCAAACCGTTTGACATACCACTAATAGGAGGCAAGATATGAAAATAAGTAAAAAGCAGAAGGCAATACTGAAATCATACTTTAGGGGTGTGCTGGTATCGCTACTAACATTTTTAGCAAGTAATGAATTAGGTTTAGACCCAGCGCTGTCTGTAATTGTTGCAGCACTCGCAGGGCCAGCAGCTAGGGCTTTAGATAAATCTGATTCCGTTTACGGCATCGGTTCAAATGCAGCATGACCCCCGCAGAATGGGCTGGCTTTGGCGCTGGCGTTATCGCAGTGCTATCAGGCGGTCTCATAGGATTACGTTTCTTAGTTAAAGGCTGGCTGAACGAGCTACGGCCTAATGGTGGTACTAGCATGAAGGATCAGTTAACAAGGCTTGAAAAGCGTGTTGATGATCTATTTATTGCAATTAGTGAGCGATAATTTAATCATGGCTAACACACGCAAACGCAAGAAACCTGTAAGACGTAGAGTGCGTAAGATGGCAGAGCCATTAAGTAAATTAGATCAGCATTATATTGCCCTGCATTCATGCTATAAAGCTGCTATTGCTGCAGGCTTTACAGCTGAACGTGCATTTTGGTTACTTACAGATCAACGCACACTGCCAGATTGGATTACTGGCAAAGACGGCATCATTCCTGTGATTGATCCCTATGACGATGAGGATGACGATTAAGCGGTGGCTAGTAATCTCAGATTTGCAGGTGCCATATCAATTGGATTCTGCCGTGCGAAATATAATCAAGCTAGCGAGACGAGAGAAGTTTGACTCTGTACTTGTGGTTGGTGATGAGATTGACTTTCAGTCGATTAGTAAATGGAGCGAAGGCACACCTTTGGCTTATAGCGAGGACTTACACGCTGATCGTGAGCTATGTAAGCAGATCTTGTGGGATATCGGTGAGTACAGTTCAGAAATGCACATTATCCGTTCTAATCATAGTGATCGCTTATACAACACTTTATTAAAAGTACCAGGGTTAATTAACCTACCAGAGCTACAGTACCCAGCCTTTATGGGGTTTGCGGATATGGGTATGACCTATCACCGCAAGGCCTATGAGTTTTATCCTGAGTGGGTACTCTGCCACGGGGATGAAGGCAACATGAGTCAGCACGCAGGTATTACGGCGCTCAATTTGGCCAAGAAGTTTGGTAAATCAGTTTTAGCGGGACATTCCCACAGGCTGGGCATGAGTGCCTACACAGAGGGCGTAAATGGCCATTACAGGGCCTTATACGGGGTAGAGAGTGGGAACCTTATGGACCGCAAGAAAGCAGGCTATATTCGGTATAACAGCGCTAATTGGCAGAATGGCTATGTTATACTTGAGGCCGAGGGAAAGACGCTAACACCCACGTTAGTGCCTATTGATCCAAGGGATGGCTCATTTACCGCACTGGGCAGGTATTACGGGTAAATCGTTACCCAATCGTTATACAAATACTCCCTAAAACTATCCACAAAGTCGTACACAGATGCAATACTTCTGTTGTGCCAGAGCTACTGGTGCAGGAAGCAGGGCTACGATGAAAATAGAAATTGATATAACAGCTGCGGACTTTGAGCGACTATGGGTTAACTCAATGAAGTGGCGAGGTATTGACTGGGAAGATCAGGCTGCAAGATTTGTGCCAAGGCCAGACTTTACCTGGACATACGCATACTGGTTTGACGAGTACGCAGCCTTAAAATTGGCCGAAGGGTTTTTGACTTCAGATGAGTGCCGAATTCATTCAGATGAGGCAGGTGGTTGGGTCATATTAACTAATTATGCGAGCCCTTGTCACAGGCGCAAAGAAAGGGTTAGCGCATGAACTTCTACGCTGATTTAAAAGAGTTAGGCTACTTGTGGTTTTACACCATGCTTGCTTTAGCTGTGTTGTACTGGTATATCGAGCACGTAAAAGAAAATGCGGCTGTTGTTCACTACTGGCGTGGGCGTAAAGATGGCTGGGATATGCACCGCCGAATGATTGCCAATAAAGTTAAGACCGATGAGGTATTTGACTATGACAAAGACTGAGAAGTTATTTGATGAAGTCATCAAAACTATCCATGCTAGAGGCGAGAGTTATGGGCATCCTTACTACAACCACAAGCGGATTGCCGAATTGTGGAGTGCTTATACTGGTTATCCACTACAACCAAACCAAGTGGCAATGTGCATGGCGCTGGTCAAGATCAGCCGATCAGCTGAGGATAGTGAAAACGTGGACAATTACACCGATGCGCTTGGATACATAGCCATCAGTAAAACGGTGCATGAAGCTATGCAAGATGAGTTAGGAAGGTGGGATGATGGCATTTAATTTAGCCGATTACGAGACGGTCGAAAGCCGACTGGAAAAATACTGGAAGGACTACCCAGATGGAAGAGTGGCAACAAAGATCGAACAGGCCTCAGACACTAGATACATTATTAGTGCTGAACTATTTAAGAAGAGCACCGATGAGAAGCCGTTCTCGTCTGGGCTTGCTAGCGAGAGCGTTAGTGATCGGGGCGTTAATTCAACTTCTGCACTGGAGAATGCTGAGACTTCAGCGATCGGCAGGGCGCTTGCAAACGCAGGTTATGCGGCTAAAGGAAAGAGGGCTAGCCGAGAGGAGATGACAAAGGTTGCAGAAGCAACTAATTATTCACCGCCTGGCTCACGAGCTAGAGCTGTCGAGGATGTAATACGTGCATCTTTTGCAGCAGATAAGAAAGAGCCAACAGTTTGGTCCGTAGGTGAGGTAAGCAATGTAATTCCTTTTGCACCACCAGCTACGCAGAACTGTATGCATGGCAGTATGAAATTGCTGGAAGGTCTTAGCAAGACCACGCAGAAGCCTTATTACGGCTATGTATGCCCAGCACCTAAAGCCGAACAGTGTGCACCTAAATGGGCGAAGATTATGGACAACGGCACGTATTACTTCCCATCAGATGCCGAGGAAGGTAAAGGAGGTGAATAGTGGGTTATTTAGAGATAATTAACGGATCAGGCTTTACATTACGTTTAGAAGATGATAAAGAAAGCCTGAACCTAAGTACCGATAAATGTATGGCTTGTAATGACGACAGGCTTATACATTCTGGTGATTTCTTGGTATGTACTCAATGCCATTGCAGGCAGTAAAGTAGAGGAACATTACCATGTCGCACCCACAATTTAAGTGCAACGGCTGCAAGCGCAACACAGAGTTTTTGTGGCTTGACGGCTACGCCACGCCTGAAGGCTTTAAGGCCTATCAATGCACAGATTGTGGGTGTGTCGGCGTTAAAAACATTGCCGAAGCGCTTAGTATTCCTGACTCGGACATAGTTCGATGTGAGAAGTGTGGTAGTTGGAAGTTTAACACCGTGGTCTGCCACACTTGCGCACTAATAAAGGAGAAGTAATGCCTACAGGTAGACGCAACTCAGGCGGAGATGATTACTACACATCGCAGTGGATATTCAACGGCCTGGGGCTAGAATTTGATCTTGACCCTTGTTCGCCAGTTGTAGGCGGTGTCGTACCAGCTAAGAATAAATATACAATTGAAGATGATGGGCTAGCTCAGCCGTGGTTTGGCCTTGTTTATATGAACCCACCGTATTCAAAGCCTACGCCGTGGGTGGATAGGTTCTTGTCTCACGCTAACGGTATTGCGTTAGTACCTTTTACCAACGGTCGATGGTGGTTCAACCTATGGAACCACGCTGATGCCGTTATGCCTATTGCCTATAATCATAAGTTTGATCGGGCCGATGGTACTCGTAAAACAATTACCTTTAATACGGCGCTGTACGGAATAGGCGAGGTAGCTGTGCAGGCAATAAATAGATTCAAGCTACACAGGATACGATGACTGACATCGACTGGGCCCACGAGAACGAGCTACGCAAGCAGTGGCTAGTGGATAATCCAGAGGCTAAGTATGCAGGATGGGTATCAATATGATTGAAGGTACGGGATTCAGTGAGACTTGGCTTGAAGATGAATTAGACAATGGCGTCATTCCTTACTTATGCCACGCCGTGTGACCTGCGGTTATGCCATGATGCTTTTATTCGCATGCTACCCTAAAACGCAATTGGCCTTAAGGGCCAAAAGGCGAGCCCCAACGGGGCAGCTCGCAAGGTTGAGGTTGGGGATCGCTTTGTGTATATGTTATACATTAAGTCCTTCAAAGATTGATTCCGCAGTAGCTTATGAGAATTACAAACCTACCCACTACAAGCAATATATACTTATACAGTTAAATGATTTTACCGAAGCCTATTGCCTAATAGAGCTATACACAGCTGAAAGTCGGCTAAACCCTACCGCACGCAATGGTTCACACTATGGCATACCCCAAGGCAGATCTAAGTACCTGGCTACTGTTAGTGGGACTAAACAAATTGATTGGGGTATTAAATATAACCACCATCGCTATGGCTCTATGTGCAACGCTTTGGATCATTACAAGCGCAAGGGCTGGCACTAGTGGTTAATAAAAAGGCTAAACATCACCGTGCATTAGGCACGGGCCAGTGGAAGAAGCTACGCTTGATGGTGCTTGCACGTGATGGCTACACTTGTTATGCGTGCGGTGGCGAGGCTAAAGAGGTCGACCATTTATGGCCACGAGCGAAGGGCGGTGATACCTTCGATCCTTTAAATTGTGCCGCTATATGTCGTGGTTGCAACCTAGCAAAAGGTGACCGTTTTTTTAGCCCTGCGC